GTGGCTTATGCCATAAATACTTGTGGTGAGTCTACATCAACAGAGGGTAGTTTTCAATTTCCATAAATCTTTTGGTTATTTTTTAGATATTTATGTAAATAAATAAATAAAATAATGGCAAATCAAAAAGTATTCGTATCACCAGGTGTATACACTTCTGAAACAGATTTAACATTTGTTTCCCAAAGTATTGGTGTAACCACATTGGGAATGGTCGGTGAGACTATTAAAGGCCCCGCATTTGAGCCTATATTCATTACAAGTTATGATGAATTTCAAACGTATTTTGGTGGGACATCACCTGAAAAATATATAAACACACAAATACCAAAATATGAATCTGCATATATTGCCAAGTCATATTTGCAGCAATCAAATCAAATGTATGTTACAAGAGTATTGGGATTATCTGGCTATGATGCTGGGCCATCTTGGTCAATAACAACAATTGCAAATGTTAACCATTCAACTATTGGTTTAACTGGTGGAACTGGTTTTGGTTCTTCTATCACAATAGGATTTACTGGAACAACTGGAACAACCGGAACATTTGTTATAACAGGTGGAACATATCCAAATGGTATAACTTTATCAACATTTTCTGGAAGCACATATACAAAGAGTGATGGTTCAACATCAACATTTTATGATGATTTAAAAGCATTTGCAAATGATGTTGCTGCAACAAATACATTAACTGGACAAACATCAACTTATGGATCGCTACCATTTAGTGTTTATAACACAATAACAGGTTCAACAAAATCTGGATTAACAGAATATAATTATTTTGGAACAACAGTATCTTTGGGTTCTGATGGAAAGCCAGATGAAGAAAATGATTATTGGTATTATGCAACATTTGTAAATCCAAGTGATAATACATATAATGGTTATTCATTCTATTATAATACTAGTTATTGGAATCAATCTGGTGGTTCATTTACTGGAACAGTAACTGGTAATACTTATGTATTCTCTGGAACAGCATATACAGGTTATAGTGATATGGTTGTGGCAACAATTAGGTCAAGAGGTATTACAAGTTATTCATCAACCAATCATGGACAAATTTATAGTTTAACTGGCAATACATTAACAATTGACACAGCAAATAGCACAACAATGAGTGGAAGTCCATTTAATAATTTTGTTTTAAGTGGTAATACATCATCAAATAGCAATTTTACATTTAATGTATCATTAAAAAATACCAATTCAAATTATATTGCAAATGTATTGGGTGCTGATAATTTTGGAAAAGATAGAAATGATGTTCCAATATTTGTTGAAGAGCATTATCCAACATTATTAAATCAGGCTTATAAACTTGGTTATATTAGAGGATTAAAAACAAGTTTAACTTATTTGGGTGATGCAAGAACTGGTGGTTCATCTTCAATTGGCTGGTATCTTGAAAAGTATCAATCACCAAAAACACCTTTTGTTGTTTCAGAATTGAGGGGAAATAAGGTTTATAACTTATTTAAATTCATTTCAATATCTGATGGCAATTCAGCAAATACTGAAGTTAAGATTTCAATCATTAATATGTCATTTAAGAATAGAACATTTGATGTATTGGTTAGAAGTTATTATGATTCAGATTCTGCACCAGTTGTATTGGAGAAATATACAAATTGCACATTAGATGAATCACAAAATAGTTTTATTGGAAAGAAGATTGGAACAAGTGATGGTAAATATAATTTGGTTTCAAAATATATTATGCTTGAAATGGGAGATGAATTCCCATCTGATGCAATTCCTTGTGGATTTATGGGTTATCCCCATAGAAAGTATGGTAGTGCATTAACACCAAATTTATTATATAAAACAAGATATTATTATAATAATGAGGTTGTTAACAATGAGCCATTTGCTGCATCAAATGCTGTACCTGCTGATAATGTAAAAAGAACATATCTTGGATTTTCAACAAATTATGGTTATGATAATTCTTTATTATCTTATAAGGGCAAACAAAAACCAGCAAGCATTATTGCAGATGGAACTGAATGGAATGTGGTTACAAAAGGTTATCATATGGATTCAGGTGCAACAGTTGTTACCATAGCAAATAGTTATACAACAAGTGGTCAAACAGCATTTGAGGTTGGTAGTGGAAGTTTTAATTCAGAACCAGAAACAAATTCAAATCCATATTATTACTTATATTCAAGAAAATTCACCTTATTATTTGAGGGTGGTTTTGATGGATGGGATGTTTATTCTGAAAGAAGAACAAATGGTGATACATACCAAATTGGTGGTGTTGATTATATGAGGGGGGCATTATCTGTACCTGGCAAATATGCAGCAGCAACAGGGCAAGGAACATTTAAGCAAATTACAGATGGTGATGGTTCAGTTGAATTTGCAACAACAGATTATTATGCATATCTTAAAGGAATTTTAACATATCAAAATCCAGAATCAACAAATATAAATATTTTTGTTACACCAGGTATTGATTATATTAATAATAGCAACTTGGTTGAAAATGCTATTGATATGGTTGAAAGTGATAGAGCAGATTCAATTTATATTGTTACAACACCTGATGCAAATTTATTAACAACTGATGTGAATAATGTTATTTATCCACAAGAATCCATTGTATCATTGGAGGAAACAAATATTGATTCAAATTATACTGCAACATATTACCCTTGGATTTTGGTTAGAGACCAAGTAAATAACACCCAAGTTTATATTCCACCAACAGCAGAAGTATGTAGGAATTTGGCATTAACTGATAATGTGGCATTCCCCTGGTTTGCATCAGCAGGTTATAATAGAGGATTGGTTAATTCTGTTAAGGCAAGGTTAAAGTTAACCCAAGATGATAGAGATACTTTATACCAAGGAAGAATAAATCCAATTGCAACATTCTCTGATGTTAATACTGTTATTTGGGGAAATAAAACCTTACAAGTTAGAGAATCAGCATTAAATAGAATTAATGTTCGTAGGTTGTTATTGCAAGCACGTAAATTAATCTCTGCGGTCGCTGTGAGGCTACTTTTTGAACAAAATGACCAGATAGTTAGGCAACAGTTTTTGGACACTGTAAATCCAATTCTTGATGGAATTAGAAGGGATCGTGGATTGACAGATTTCCGTGTTACAGTTTCATCAGACCCAGAGGATATTGATAGAAATACAATGAGTGGAAAAATATATATTAAACCTACAAGGTCTCTTGAGTTTATTAGCCTTGAATTTGTGATAACCCCTACTGGTGCTTCATTTGAAGATGTATAATGACTAATTTTTAATCCAAAAACCCCCATTTCTTTAATTAGATTTGGGGGTTTTGTTTTTTGGTTTATTTGTGTATATTTATATTCTAAACAACTAGTAGATGGAAAAAAAAGAAAAAAATCCAAAGTATTGGGAAAAAAGAAATTGTGTTAATTGTGGTAATGAATTTGAAGTTAGAAAAATACTACCTAATAAATTATGTTCAGATGAATGTAGAAAAGAATGGGGGTTAATAGATGTTAATAAACAGAATAGAATTGATTTATCAAAAAAAGCAATGATGGATAAATATGGGATTACATCTAATTTTCAACTTGATTCAGTTAAAGATAAAATAAAACAAACTTCAATTGAGAGATATGGGGTTGACCATTATATGAAAAATGAAAATATGAAGAATAAAACAATTTCATCAATGAAAGACACTATTGAATTAAATAAAGATGAAATTGTTGCAAAGAGAAGTCAGACAAAACTTGAAAGGTATGGGGATGTGAATTATAATAATAGAGATAAATTTAATACTACTTTGAATGAAAAATATGGAGGATTTCATTTAAGGTTAGATGAATTTAAAGATAAAGTTAAAAATACAATGCTGGAAAGATATGGGGTTGATAGTCCGCTTAAATTACAAAAAACAAAAGATAATATGAAGGCTCATATTTTAGAAAAATATGGAACAAAAACATATCAACAATCTAATCACTATAAGGAAAAACAAGGAAAAATAAGATTAGAAAATGTTAGGTGTAGAATGGCTAATTTGGATTTAATTTTAATAAATGATGAAATTGAATCAAAAGGTGTTGCACAATTAAAATGTGTAAAATGTAATAGCATATTTGAACATACTCAATATTTTAGAAATTATACAATAAAATTTACCGTGTCTTTCTATGCTGTAAATAGCTTGCTGGTGCGTCCTATATGGAAATTTATGAAGCTGGAGGTGGTATTCATTTTACGTAAGTGTATGAGCCAGCTG